GCGGCCGGGATGGCCTGCCACGATGTTCGGGTCCAGTCCAGTGACGACAGGCGGGGTTGGGCCGGGTTGCTGTCATAGACGACGGTCCGGTTGTCGGTATCGATGTCGACGTGATGGCCGGCCGGGATCGTGTAGGTGGACAGAAAGGCCAGCACCCAGGCCGTCCCGCTGGCCGGGGTGATGGTTACCGTCGGGCCGGTGACCGGGCCGGTGACGGTTATCAGCGGTCGTACCGCCAGGACGCCGGCGGTGGTGATGGTGGCCGGTGCGCCCGGGCCGCAGGTGGCCGTCTGGACGGTCGGGTCGTAGGCGACCGGGTCGGCGGCCACGAACTGCAACTGGATGCTGCGTTGGTAGGGACCCTGGATGGGCCACGAGAAACCGGCGGGCCGGACCGTCAATGTGCGTTGGGGTTGGCCGGGCCGGTCCAGGACATAGAACAGTTGGGGACGTCGGGCCGGGTCCATGAATGGGGCGAACCGGGCGGCTACCGCGTCGATCTGGGCGCCGGCCCCGGTCAGGGCTTCGATCTGGGCGGTGATGACCCGGGACCCGAAATATTGGGTGCGGTCGGTCATGCCGGTGTTGTCCGGCCGGCTGGTCATGATCTCGCGGACGGCCGGGAAGGCGATATCCAAGCTGGTACAAAACCAGCCTCCGGTTTCGTCCTGAAAAGCCAGGCTCTCACCGTCGAGTTCGAGCCAGGCCTGCCGGCCGCAACCGCCGACCGGGGTAGCGGAGCCCGCCACCAGCAGCGGGCCGACCGCCACCAGGGCGGTACCGGTGACGGCGTTGGGCGGCGCGATCAGAAACGACAGTCCGCTGCCGGGCCCCATAGACCATGTTGCCGATTGGCTGCCGGTGGGTGACGTGCCGGAGATGTACTCGTAGAAGGTGTAGTTGTTGTTGTAGCCGCTTTGAATGCCGTTCGGACCGGCGGTCATTCCAGCCGGTGTGGACACGGTCGAAGGTTGAGCGGATCCGAAACAGCAGACCAGCGTGTCGGGTGTTTTGGTCGGCGTGACTGATGGCGCGCTGGGCGTACTGGTGTTGGTCACCATGGCGTTGAGCGCGACCGAGCCGTCCAGGCCGCTGGCCCCGCTGAACTGCAGGATGCTCACGTTGAAACCGGAGCCGCTGCCGGTCAGACCGAAGGTGTACGACGCCGGCTCGGAACCGGTGGCGACCTTGGTGGCGACACAGGTAGCGCCCTCATTGGTGGAGGCGTTGTGTTGAAATGCGCTGGTCCAGCCGGAGTCCAACGTGAAGGTGTTGGTGGTACCGAAGCCCCACATGAACGCCACCAGCAGGTTCCCGGCCACGATCGACGCGGGCGCGGTGACACTGACCGATGTGCCGGTCGTGTGATTGTTGGATCCCGAGACGAACGCTGGCGACGGCACCCGCAGGCCTTACGTCACGAGGCGACGGGCAGTGTGACGCTCAGGCCGCCGGCCGGGATCGTGAAGGTTTGGCCGACCAGGATGGCGCCGGCGGTGATCGAACCTGAGGCGATGAAGGTGCCGCCCGAGCTGGCCGACCACAGCGTGACATGCGAGTAGGTTTCGGCAGTGCTGACGCTCGACCATGTGATGGCGCCGCTGTTCGATGTAGTACCGCCTGAGGGTGTGGCGAAGGCGCCGGCGGCCTGGCGGACGTTGTTGCCGGCGATGTTCGATGTGCCGGCCGCGCCGGGCGCGCCGACATGTAATAGGGCGTAGGTGGCGCTGAATCCGGCGAACGACACCCCGTTGACGAGCGCGTTCAGCACCGAGTTGGCAACCCCGGCGCTGATGTTGTCAGCCATACGGTTCCTCTTTCAGATGCGTTGGGTTTGGACGATCCAGGCCGCCCGGCGCAAGAACAGGTCGACGTCGACCTCGGACGAGAAGTGGGCGTTGTCGATCTGGACGGCCGGGCCCAGCCTCGACGGTAGGGGGGTGATGGCTTCGCCGGCATGGGCGTAGACGAGTCCGCTGGAGGTGATGAGCCCGCCGGTAGCGAGATGGGGGACCTCGGGGATGTCGGGGACGCCGATGGTGAACCCGCCGAAATGGTGGCCGAACACGCTGACGCCGGGCACTTTGAACTGCAAGCCGTTCCAGATGCGGATAATAAAGTTGATGGCGTCGACGAAAGCGTTAGCGAACCCGTCGAACAGGTGGGACACGATGGAGGTGATCCGGCCCGGCAGGGCGGTGAAAAAGCCGACCAGGTCGTTCCAGCCGTCCTTGATCCACTGCCACATGTCCGAGGCGCCCTGTTTGATGTTGTCCCACTGTTTGATCACCAGCAGGGCGGCGGCGCCGATGGGGCCGAGAATGAACGGCAAAATGTACGGCCAGTTGACCCGGATCCAGTCCCACACCGCTCGGGCGGCGTCTTTCATGGCCGCCCAGATGGTCGACCAGTTCCGGTAGATCACATAGGCGGCCACCCCCAAAGCGGCGATGGCCAGAACGATCAGACCGACAGTGGCGATCATGCCGATCCCGGCGGTGTCCGCCTCGTATTCGGCTGTTGCGAACAATTGCAGTTGCTCGGTTTCGGCCGTGGTGGCGGCGGTAGCAGTCTCCTGTACGGCGGTGGTGGTTTCGGTGGTGGTCTTGAACAGTTTGCCGGCCGCCTCGGCCACCGAGATGGCCGCGCCCAGACCGGTCACGGCGGTGCCGGCGGCGGTGATGGCCGGCCCGTATTTTTGGCCGAACTTGGCGGCCTGGTCCTCGATTTCGGCGCCGATGGCTTTCAGATGGCCGGTGAACGTGTCCGCCGAGGCGGACGCCTGGCCGCGCAGTTTGGCGCCCAACGCGTCGACGGCGGAGACGTGGCCTTTGGTGGCGGCCGCGGCGGCGGCCTGGTCCTGGGCGAGTTTCTGGTGGGCGGCGGCGGCGGTCTGGGTGGCGTCCACCACTTTTTGTTGGGCGTCGCGCAACCTGATGGCCTCGGCCACCGTCAAATGTTTCTTGCCGGCGTCTATCGCTTCGATGTCGGCCAGGCGCCGTTTGGCGGCCGTCAGGGCTTTGTCGGCGGTTGCGGCTTTGGTCGTATCACTGGCGATGGTTTTGGTCAGGCCACCGGTTTTGGTTACCGTGATCCCGAACTCTTTGAGCAGGCGGGTCGACCCGTTGTACACCCTGCCCAGCTGGGCGGCCGCCTCCGACAGGCTTTCGTGTTTGGCCGCGGCCAGGTCGGTAGCCGTCGACATCAGGCCGAACGCCTTGTCGGTGTTGCCGGTGGCCTGGGTCAGGATACGCAGGGCGTCCTGGGTGGCCGCCGCGGTGTCACCGAACCGTTCGTTGTGTTTGATGGACTGTTCGATACGGTCCGAATAGTCGTCGAAACTGGCGCCGGTAGCCTCGATGGCGGCCTGCAACTGGGCTCGGGCGGCCCGGTCTTTCGACCCGAGGGCGGCCAGGCCGAGCCCGGCGCCGACCAGGGCGCCGCCCACCGCCATGATTTTTTGGCCGGCGGCTTTGCCGTGTTCGCCCATGTTGATCAGGGCGTCGTCGACGGTGGCTATGGCTTCGCCGAACCCGGACAGCACGCCGGCCCGGTTCAAAATCCCCAATGTCGACGAGAAGACGCCATGGATCTGTGACGAGGCCGACTGGGCCTGTTTGGCGGTGTCCTTGAAAGATTTGTCGAGCCCTTTGGTGTCGCCCAGGACCCGGACGGTTACGGTCGGGCCAGCCATCAGCGCACCTTTTTGGAGGCTTTTTCGACAGCCCGGGCTTCTTTGATCATGAACCCGACCATGGCGTGATAGGTGACGTCGTCGATGGCGTCAACCTCGGTGGGGGTGAGCCGCCAGTAGCGCATGAAGGCGCACAGGTTTTCTAGGACCCGGCGCCGGTAGGGTCCAGGCGTTCCACCGGCACAAAATCGAGTTCGACCCGGCCGGCCCGCTCCCACAGTTCGGCGGCCTCCGGGAGATGCCCGAGACGGGCGGCCCGGCGGTGCAGCTCGGCGAACGCCAACACCTGAAACCTGCTGACCTCGTCGTCCTCGTCGGCCAACAAGTCGGTCATCGTCCTACCGGTCGCTTTCTTCAAACTGCGGAGGGCGTCCGCAGAAAGGCGGAGAGGGTGTTCGGCGCCGACCTCGATCGGCTCGTCATCAGTCATGGACGGCTCCCGGGTTGTCGGTGGTGTTCGTCCAGATCCCCGACGACGCGAACAGGCGGGTGAGCGCGGCCGAATAGTCGGCGGCGGCCCGGGGGGCGAGGTCGCGGGCGGCCGGGAACAGGTAGCGGCCGGTGCGCACGAATGTCCGGGACGATTCGTGGGGTTGTTTGCGGGTGCCGCCGAACTCCACCCACCCGGCGTAGGGGACCGACGGGCGGCCCATGCGCACCGCGCCACCGGTACGGATCCTCGATGCCCGCACCGTCGAGGCCAGCCGGCCGCCGGTGCGGGGACCTTTGGGCAGGGTGGCTTTGGTGGTGGCCACGATGGGTTGGACGGCGTCATAGCCGGCCTGGGCCATCGCCTTGTACAGCGGGCTTTTCACGTCGCCGGTGAGCCGGTTGATGTCTCGGCGTAACGCTTTCGCCCCCACCACGGTGACGACCGGTTCGGCCATCAGGCGTGAATACCGGCCGCCCAGGCGCTACCGGTCCAGTTCGCGGCCAACAGGTCGGCTGTCACCACGTATTGTCCGGTCGTCCACGCTGTGGCCGGGCTGGCGGTGATACCGGTCAGGGCGGCCAGGTTGGCCGGGGTGGTGGCCCCGGTCGGCGTGAAATAGCCGGGCGCCCCGGCGGTAGCCCCGGTAGCGGTCACCCCGGCTGTCGTTTTGGTCGGCGGGGCGGTCATGATCCAATCGATGTCCACCTCGGAGGCAGCGCCGGCTGCGCCCCCGAAAACGGTGTACGGCTGGGGTATCGCAAACCCCGAATACTGTGGGTTGGTGGCCGACACCACCCGGGAGGCGTACGGGCGGACCTTGAACGGCATCGGCGTCCCCGATGTCTGATAGTTGGTGAGGGCGGTGGACAGGGTGGCGTCGGTGGCGCCGGCATCGAACGCTTGTACGAATTTGGCTTTGAAATGCCATTTCACCGGGCCCGGATAGTCCTGCACACCACAAAACGTGATCACCTCTATAGGTTTGTTCTCGGCCTCCAGCGACACCTCTTCGCACAAGCATTTCAGGTTGCTGCCATTCGCCTCGACATAGGTGTCGGTCATCATGACCGGGGTGGCCGTCGGCGGGACCGGGTCGGCCAAAGGGTTGACCTCGTCGAACAGTTCCACATCGGTGTCGGACAACAGTTTTCTCCTTTACATTCGGATTTCGGTGATGATGTCGGCGGCCAGCATGTCGATCCCGGCCACCGTCAGGATCCGCCAGTTCCGCCACTCCGACGGGCCCAGAACGATCACGTCCGGCGGGAACGTCCCCGAAACGTCCAGGCAGGCGGACACGGTGCCCATCAACGAGTCGAGGCCGGTCGTGTCGGCCACCCCGGCCGTGCACAGGACCGGGACCGTGCAGGTGTCGACCGCGAACGCCGGCGAATGCAACACCACCGTGGTCGGAAACCCGACGACCACGGCGGGCGGGTTGAACGTCGACGGCGGCGACGGAAATACCATGGCCGTCTCACCCACCGCGGTCTGCAACGCGGCGGTCAGGGCGTCGGCCATGGCCT